GACTGGTGGAGGGCCTATATACGTCATGCAACGAGCATCATCTGCTGCGGCACGACCGTAAACAAGCCTCAAAGACAAGGCTGAAGCGTTGTTAACTGCAAACCTTGCATGATTTTTAAGGGCATTGGATGAAATGGGCAAATTCAAACCTATAGTGCCGACGTTCGACACGTTGTTCCCATCCCAAAAAGGAACTCTCGCATACTTCTGATACGACGGAAGGCGAACGTGTATAAAATTGTCATTGGTTTGTATACGCTGATTAGCAGCAACACCACGCCTTCGGGGATCACCCAAAGAACTAGCTGTAGTACCGCTATCAGTATTGTAGACGTGAGCACTCAACGTAAAACCCGGTGTGGAACCGGTATAATTATACATATGGTGCTCTGTTGAACCAGTGACAAAAGCATACATGGCCGCTATGTTAGCGGCTCGTGTAAAACCACCGGTAACAGTAGTGGTGGGTGGCAAAGGAACTGCAGCAGGTATGGTGCTTAAAAACCAATAAGGAAACAACGCGGTGTTAGAAGTGGTGGCAGGAGGACAATCCGCACAAGTGAAATTGGGTATCATCATCAAACTCTTAAAACTAAGAATCTGCTCACCCATGGTGTATTGAGACACAGTGTTATCAATGTCATCAACACCACCAAGCCCGGACTGCAAAGCAACCACATTAGCAGGAGTGGATCCATTCAAGATGCCAAACATAGGAGATGCTGGGCAACCGAACTGGAAATCCTCGTTGGCTTTAACCTCAACCAAATAATCAATAGTGGAAGAAGTTTCACCTGTAGTAACCAAAGGATCTAAAACGGTCAAAGAAACGGCACCATGAGCAGAAACAACCTCTAAAAACGGTTCAGGGCTAACATAAGGAACCTCAAACTCAAAACTACTGGCATCTTTCAAATCAAAAACTTTCGAATAACTGAAGGGCTGTGGCAAACCACCAGCAGCTTCAAGAACTCGAATGGATGTAGAAAGAATACCAGCAGGCCCAACTTGCTTAAGTGTAGGGACATAAGCAGCTATAACCCTACCGCTATGAAACTTAGTTTTGGAAAAAGTAAACTTAAAAGTTAAAGTGCCACGCCAATAGCGGAAAAATGTAGCTGCATAACACAAAGGTGTACAAGCTATACTATTGGTGGTAGCAGTTGAACCGGCTGGCAAGGCTATGTTACCGGAAGGTCTCAATGAATTGGTCCTAAACCAAAAACTTGTAGGGCAAACATTAGCACCATACAAAACAGCATTAACTGAATCAGTTGTGGCCATATTGCCAACGAAAGCTTGACCATATTTAGATATGACATACTGTATAGCCATCTCATCAACTTCGGTGCCACCAGCAAGAGAATCAACTGCCAATCTGTTGTTTTGAAATGGTGCCAAAACATAAGAAGCAGAATCCATGTCAACATTGCCCTCACCAATATGGGCATTCCGGAAAACACGGGTAGGAGCTTCCTTAACAGTCGGCTTTGAAAAACCAAAATAAGAAGCAACGTTGGCTCCAACATCTAATAATCCTGCCGTCATAGGACCAACAGTGTTTAAAAGAGGAACATAAGGCGCAACCGTTCTAATAACACTGGCAGCTTTACGTGCAACATCACTGCCTTTAACACCCTTCTCTTCAGCTAAAACAGCATTGTTCTTAACAGACTTCTTCTTAGATGAAAGCCTGTCATAGACGCCCTTGGCGGTGGAAATGGCACTATAAGCGGTTTCAATACCAGATTGTAAAACCACAGCGTTAGCTGCTAAAGGCATAGAACCAATAAGTTCTACATCATGCAAAGAAACAAGTAGCTTGTAAGTGGGGGCGTTAGCACCCGCTAAAACCCTGTATGGCATAAGGGCAGTCAAAGCATAAACACCTACTGAGCCGCCCGTAGAAAGATCTGCACCTGTATCTGTCCACAAAGGCATAAAATCTTGAGGATAAAGAAAAGGCACATCTAAAACGGACATGGTAGTCTCAGCAATGTCATGTTTGACATGCGGCAAATTGGTGACATAAGCAGGGTTGTTATAACGCAGATACGTGTTAGAAATACCAATGAAAGCACCGTACTGAACGTTCTGACAAAGCAAACTGGCCTGAAAAGGCGTAGAAGCGACCATCAAAGTAAACCGTGTAGTAAACCTAATGCCATGAACACCAGCCAAGCGTGACAACAAATTGGGAAACCAAGTATTAGTCAAATTATTGCGACTGATGTCCCATGTAACAAAAGTACTCCTAGTAGTAGGCAAGCTGCCTGAAGAAATCAAACGGGGGCGAGCAAGATATTCCAAAAGATCCTGATAACCAGGGGTGGGAACTATAAAACTAGTCTTAGCCTTAGTTCCAACCTCAACGGTCTCACAAGCCTCATTGGCTATATCAGTAACCCCAAGGCGCTCAGAAACAGGGTTTAAGGACAACCCCTCAACCTCATTACACTCAGTTAGAGTGTCTCTCAAATCTTCATTATGTTGGGTAGCGAGACATATACAAAGGGCCACCGCCTCAAGTGGCACCTAGGTAACACAATTCTCTGACTCCGTCTGAGTAGTAAGCTAAAAAGCAGGGGCTAAGCGGCTGTCCTGGCAATGGGTTAGGCCATGTGTTAATTTATTTAACCGTAACCATCCGTATATAAGCCTAAAACCAAGCATCAAGACGCGCTTTCATCATCTGTTGGTAAGCCTCACGACCATCAAAATCGGTAGTGAGTCCACCGTCAGCCAAAATCTCGCGCACAGTGGGAAAATACTTATCCCACATCTCAACGCTATGGAGAGACAGCTCGCCAAGCATGTTCTCCAGGTTGTGTTTAATTTCCCCTTGCAAATCCTTGTGGTTCTTGTAATAATAAGAAACAAAAAGGAAACTGGCTGGGTCAAGGGGAGCGACCCAACCACCAGCACCAAGGTCATCGCGAACAAACCGACGCTTGAGAAAGGTACATTCATCAAGCGTGGTGTAGGGTTTCAACTCAGCGCCCTTACTGCCAGCAGTATATGTGAGCCCAAACTGCTCATCCATATGCTGCGCAACAGTAACCTGGTTGAAAACCTCTGACGTGGCATCATCAACATTCACAATGTTGTCGTCTCCGAAAGTGGCGATGTAAACATGGTCCCACATATTCGCGTAATCGCCTGTAGCTTTGCAGTAGCAAGCAGTAAGCGTAATAAGCGAATACAAGGAATTGACGGGTGTTGTGAAGGGATGCCCACTCGGCAAGGACTTATTCCACTGATACAAGTGACATTGGTCCCTTCCATCGCCACCAAGATGGCGCGAATGAACCAGGTCAAGCCATAAAACAGCGCGAATTTGTGCATTTTCCTCGCCATCATCATACCACCTGTTGACAAAATCCAAAATGGCATAGTGTATGTACGGTTGCTCAGAGGAATCGAACCTCTTGAAATCTCCATCAAAACACTTGTCGCCGTGTGTAGAAAGACGTGAAGCCAATTGCCACCACTCGGAGAAAGGATTGATCCCCGGACACATGCCAGACTTAGTATGGTGGCGAAACATGGAAGCCATAAAGGCTCCGAAGTACATGCGAAAAGCCACAACGTAATCAAGCGGTGCTCCGCTGATGACACGTGTGGCCCCAGCATCAACCTTCGCATGCGGTCGTGTCTCGTCTTTCAGAAAATCAACAAAAACGTGGGCCAAACGTTCCCCACGTTTAGCGCTGTCGACTATATGATCGACGCGCTCAAAAAGCGACTTGCACTCCTCAGAGTCAAAAGAGAAATCACCCGAAGAACCGAAGAAGTCCTTCTTGCCAGCCTTCGTCGTTAAAACATAAGGGTATCCTGCTGAAGTGGAACGGGCGATAGATTTAATCTTCAAACCCTCAACACCAAGCACAGCTTCCTCTTTCGAGAAAATGCCCTTGTAATCTGATACAGATGCTTCCCGGAACGGCTTAGTGGCAAGCGAAACGATAGCCTCAAGATTAGGGACTTGCCGATAATCCAAAGGTGTGGTGTAAGCTTCAAGGCCCTGAAGCATGGGAGACACTTTCTCACCCTTATCATTAAAGAAGGGGCGCAAATGTGCCGGCCGCTGCGGATTGGGTCCGAAAAGCTCAAGCTCACCTATTGGAGAAAGCTTGAGCTTGGAATCTGGGCTCAATGATATAGGTTTATCAACCTTGCCCAAATAGGTGAAACTGCCTTTGATAAGGCCGCCGCCAACACTCAAACCAGCTTGTTCCTCAGTCTCCATGGTTAAGTCAACACCGCGTTCAGCGATGTCCTCAACCAACTTGTCAGTGAAAATGCCAAGCTTCTTACGGGCATCAGCAACCATCTCTGCAGTCACAATGCTTGAAAACCCTTTGCGCTGAAAAACGCCTGGTGAACCAGCAATGTGCATGCCAAGATAACACTTA